TTCCGGGCTACTACCATAGTAATCGCGCCAATCGCTGTCCACTTTGCTTCGAATCTTCCGTTTCTTCTTAGTGCCGTTTTTAAGTTTAACTGTCTTTTGTGTTGTCTTGGAGAATTTTGCTAGCTTTTTGCCTATGTATTTGCGTCCCGAAGTGGTGTTGGTTATAATGTATACAAAGCCAATACAATCTTCTGGCAACTCGTCAATTGTTTGATTTTGATATAACCATGTCATAGGACATGTAGTTATCTGTTGTGCCTTAAATGTTTAAAATTATGCTATGTCCACGTCGTTGTTATAGCTGGTGAATCCGTTTTCTTTGACTACTTTGAGAATATTTTCCACTCGTCCAGCAAGTTCATCTCTGTGACTCACCAACCAGATGCTCTTGTGCCGTTCTCGGCTCATCTTCTTGAGTAGGGCCAAACTGCTTTCCACACCTTGACTATCAAGTCCGTTGTCAATAAGCTCGTCAATGAACAACAAGTTGATGGGACTGTACAAACTTTCCCATACATCACGGAATGCCCATGACATGCTCAAGATCAATCGATTGCGCTCACCTCTTGACAAATTGTCAAAGTCTAGTTCTCGTCCCAGTTCTTCAATACTGACTGTGAGATCATTCTGGAATTTGACTGTGTGTGGCAAACCAATGCGATCCAGATAGTGTGTAAGTCGCCCGTTCAAGTAACTCAAGTTCTGATCAATGATCTTTTTGCGAACAAAGCTGTCTTTGCTGGTGAGTAGTTTAAGTAAAAACTCTTGATGGTCTTGCAATCTAGTGAGCTTGTTGAGTGGATCATACGATACTACCTGCAGAGCTTTCCCTGTCATCTCATCAATTTGTTCTTGATAAGGATCAACATCAAGTGATTTGGTAGTTATTTGTTGTTGTAAATTTTCTAACGTAGCTCGATGATGAATAGCATCTTCTTCTTTGTCATAGAACATGCGTGGTGGCTTACCTAGTTCGCCAAGACCAGTGTGTGCGTTTTCAAGCTTGAGTAGCATCTCAGCATGTTCTTGTTGCCGTTCTTGAGATTCATTAAGATCTTTTTGTTTTGCAGCCAACACAGTTTCGTGATTTTGATCATGAAATGCCTGTCCACATGTGTGACAAGTATGCGACTCTAAAGTGGTAATTTCTTTGATTAGCTTGGCTACAGCTTTTTCTTCTCGACCCAAATCCAATTTGGTTCTACTGATTTGAGTGGCTAGTTCATTGATATCTTTTCTCTTTTGATCCCATATGGTATGGTCACGATGTGCTTGTATCTCATCACCAATGTTAATTTTCTGCAAAGCATCCAATGCAGTTTGTAATTTTACTGATTCTTCTTGATGCTTAGTTTGCCACATGGTCTGACGACGTTTAAGTGCTTCAATCTGTTCTTCAATACGCTTGTTAGCTTCTTGCACAGCACGAATTCGAAACTCTTCTTGAGAGATAGCATCCTTGGTTTGTCGGTTTGATTCTTTGATGCGGTCAGCCCGCTCACTTAATAATGTAATGCCCAGCAACTGTTCAATAATAGTACGCTGGTCATTGGCTTTTAAACTAAGGAATGGTTCTGTGTAAGTGTTCAGAGCCAACACATGTTTGAACATGTCATGACTCATGTTGATGATGCGTTCAATTGCATCTTGTGTTTCTCTTGAGTCACCCTGTGCCTCATCTTCAACTTCTTTTTGTTGATTATTCACATAGAATCGTAGCACGTTGGGCTTTCGGCCACGCTCAATTTTATATTCAACCCCGCTGACAAGAAAGTCCAGGCTCACCAGCATGTTTTTGCCGTTGGTCTTGTTTACAAGATTGTCCTTGCGAATGTTACTCAAGGCATTGCCGTACAATGCGTAACTTAACGCATTGATGATGGTGGTCTTGCCTGTACCATTGCGACTGCCATCACCACCTAAATCCAAGTTTTCGCCCAACACTAGCGTAAGATCACTGCGATTAAAGTCGATGCCTTGAGTAGCATTGCCCACGCTCATGAAGTTTTTAACAGTAAGATTTTTGATTTCTATCATAAGTTTAGTTTAGCATACTTTCATAAGGTTTGCAACCATTGGATGTGTAACTTGAAAATCTTGCCCACGTAATTGATCAAAGTGCTTGGTTAGAACAGCAAATTCTTGACCAGTGCTGTCGGGAAGACGATTTATATAAGACAACAAATTTTGAATCTCTGTCCATTTGTGATTTGAGTATTTTTTGTTGAGTTCTACTTTGGCTTCTTTGGTTAAATTTGTAAGATTGAAACCGGCTGGTCGATCTAAGTAAAGCGGATTAACAGGGAGTCCCAAAGAATGTGCCCACTCTAATAATTCATCTAGATAAAACACATTCATCACACTAATCACTGGCATGATGCTGAGTTTTAAATTAGGCAAATTTAACTTTTGTAATTGACGTATGTTAGATACCACCTGGTCCCAAGAGCCGCCACGCTCTAATTCAAAGCGATCTTCAATGTTGTCAATGCTAAAATGTACATCAACATGATTGAACTTGTCCCAAAGAGGCACCAGTTTTTCAGGGTATATAGACCCATTACTATTATAATGTAATCGAATTTGCCCAGCGACACCTAACTCAACTGCTGTGGATATTAAATTGTGTAGAGGTTTTATCAAGAAAGGTTCACCACCGTACATGTCAATGTTTGTTAGCCATGGCAACATATTGGTAATCTCGTCAAACACTTGGGGAGACATATCAGCCCAGTTATAACTCTGTACTGATACCTTGTCCTGTGTGGCTTGTTCTTGTGCAAACAAAGAACTAGACTTGGGATTACATATCCTACATTTAAAATTGCAAGTATTGCCAGGTTTTAAATCCAGGCTGGTTATTTGTGGAGAACTCATGTATTTTGTTAACAACGATTTTTTTAACAAATTTACATGATGCGTACGATTACTTGACAATCCCCGTTGTTCTCGTTGCCAACAATGATCACAGCCTCTGGGTTTAATGTCTAACAGAAATTGTTGTCTTAATGTCTGCATATCTGTATCAAAAAATGCTGCATCTAATTTTGTGTCCTGTACATTTCCAATGCTTCCTTGGTAAACACAGCACGGAGATATCTCACCTTGATTTTGAACTTCGAGGTGCATCCAAGGTAACGGACATACATTACTACTCAAATTAAAGTTGTTGCCTAATGCACTGCTGTCCCCAACTTTGGTATTGATAACTTGAAATGCTGATAGATCTCTTGCGTGTGTTTTGGCTAATTTTATGACTTGCTCTTCCAGGATGTGCGGGCCACATAATACTATGAAAAAATTTGATATGTCAATCAGTTCTGAGGCTTGGTACAGGTGCACCACTAACTCATCTGGCAGCGGATAAGCACTATAAAACACCAACCGATCTTTGTCGTCAAATGTTACTTGATGATGTTGTTGCAATATTTCGTAAACTGCATTTGGTGAGTGGGTGACTTGTGCAATGTCTATTAAAAATTTAATATTATAATTGTGCAGTTGTTCAATCATACCCAATCCCTAGTTTGTCGCATGCCGCACGGTAATCAACATTTTCCATGTTTGCTAATACTTGTAAGTTATGTTCAAACTTAGTTTGATTTTGTTTAAAGTAGTCCTTCAAAGTTTCTAACGGCATGTTAATTACGTCAGTTACCACTGATACAATTTTTCTAAATCGATCAACTGGATCTTCTATGTTGTCGTAGCTTTCGTCAATTATATCGCCAAAGGTTTTAAATCCCTTGTTTTGGAGAATTTTTAAAACTCCGTGTGGTCCTACATAGACAAACATTCTCTTACATGCAAACGGACGAAGAACTTTTTCAGTAATATAAGGATATGGATATGCCAACACAGTTTCGGTCACAATATCTACTGCAATTTTTTTATAAAATTGTGTTTGGTATTGATCTTCAGTTGCATTTGGTGGCGTTGTAACCAACGGATGGGTAACATCAAAATATATAGGGCTAGCATCAATTAAATTATCATGAACCCACTTGTCATTGACTCGGTTAAACGGTTGTGGCAATAAAATCATTTTTTTGCTCCACGTATAGTCAGCACTAGTCGTGTTGAATCAATGTCTGATAACTGATGGTATAGTGCAAACCTATGTGAACGAGTACGACCCATCATGCAAAGAGCCTGATGTTCAATTTCATCTTCATTGGTATCAATGTCGTTGTATTTTGGTGCCAGGTGAGTAGTAGCAGAAAAACTTTCAATTATTGTTGGACGATCACTGGGATGAGCATATTGACATAACACATCAATTTCTCGTTGAATGCCAATATGATTAGTGTACAAAATAATAGTGTGCAACGGAACATCAAACTCTTTGACAATTTCAAAAAAGTTTTGCAACAGTATCCCAACATTGCTGGTTGGCAAATACACATCAGTGTCTAGATGTTCGATGATATACTTGTCCTTACTGTCGTAGTGCGTTTTATAGGTAGAGGCAAATAAGCTACGCAAAAAATCTGGGTCATGATCAAATTGCGTAAATTTTGTATGCCCAATAATATTAAATTTTTGTTTAAGTTGATCCATCAATTTGTTAGGCATCAAATTAAAAAAACTAGAACGCATGTAATCCTCTCCAGTGTGTGTGCAACATAACAACAACTTCTTCGGACAACCTATCTTGGATGCCAAGTGTATCACAAATAGCAGTGTATGCTTTATAAAATCTAACAGCATCTAACACATCAGACAGATTGATGTTGACATTTTTCAATGTCCATTGATTCATCAGTGTGTGATTTCTAAATGTATTTCGAAACGGGTTGTCAACAATCCGGTCCTTTACAAACGATTTAAAACTTGGATAAACTTTTTCATATTCGTTTTGATCAGCAAATGCTGGCAACACTTTTGAAGGATGGTTCTCCATCAACTTGACAGTTACTTCCTTGTTGCACACATCAACAATTTGATGGTGTTTGTAATAGACACAATGATCATACCATCGCATTGATTTCTCATCCAACAATATTGTTACGCTGACACTATTCTTAAAATAAACAGGGACATGAGTTTTATTCCAAAATACAGGCAAATATACATCCTTGGCTTTCTGGTCGTGATAGTAAGCATTACATTTTTGTTTTTCTTGCTGTAAAAATTCTTCAACAGTTAAATTATTGCCCCTGGGATATTTGCTAGAAAATATATCTTTGATGCCCCAGTCTAGTTGAGACAACGGCTCTTTAAACAACCAAATTTTAAAGTCTGGTTGGTAAACACTTTGAAAGTATGTTAACCAATCGTTGTTGGGTTTTTTTATTTGCTGTTCTTGAGACCAATGAGCAACTTCTCTACTACATTGAACAATCGAACTAACAAAATTACCTGCCGCACCTGGTGCAAACCTTACTACAAAAAATTTTGGGAGCATTTTTATACGTTTTTGTAAATTTCCAACAACAATTTTGGGTCATAAAATTCACTCTCAATCTTGATAATTTGATCTGTGACAATCTGATCTACGGATTCAAATTTGACATCTCCTGGAGCCATGTCAGTGTCAACACCAGCATTCTTGTTTGGAATCAACGACATCTCTCTCAAGTTGTAGTCTTTGACAAATGTTTTTTGATAAAATTAGCTTCTTCGTAGCTGATCTCAATGTCAAGGCCCACACGCACATGCATTTTAGGCATCAGCAAATTGGCAGCATTGTCAATCAAGTTAGCCAAGCCCAACACTCGATATCTAGGTTGATCTGGCCAGGCATGATAAACAGTGTCTTGCCCCCATTCTAAAATAGTCAAGCCACGTTCATCATCCCCGGCGTCGGCATAGTTGTGTGGAAAAGCATTGCCAATGTAGGTGATGTTCTTTTTGGTCTGTCGTTTGTGGAAATGTCCTGTGAACACATGTTCAAAGTTGTTGAAGTCTTCTCTACGTATTTCACCGTGGTCGGGCATTTCTACCATGGCATTCATCAAATAGCCCGGAAGCTCAAAATGCCCAAACATGTACTTGCCTTTTAGTTTGGGTATGCGTTTATGATCATCGCCACATAACCAAGGAGCAATGACTACATCACTGCTGGAGAACCAATCGTTGCAGATATGTACATTTGGAAGATGTCTTGCCCACTCCACACTTTGTATATCTCGTTTATCGCGATAATACAAATCATGGTTACCAGGGATAAAATAAACATTATCAAAATTTGCATTTAAATGCTCCAATGCACGTAGACTATAGTTGAGAGTGACAATGTTTAAACTTGATCGAGTATTATGCCAATCGCCAAGGAACAAGCAGGTTTCGCAACCCTCTTCTTGAGCTTTGGCAGTGGCCCACTTGACAAAAGACAAACAGTCCTCATTGTGCAAGGTGCTGTTTGACTTGAGTCCAAAATGGATGTCGGTAAAAATTGCGGCTTTTTTAAATAGATTACTCATCTATATATTATACTACTCATCTAAACTACTTACAACCGGTCCGGACATTGCTGCCATGCCAGCTTTGCCGGCATTCTGGCGAGTCCAGCTAGGATTGAGTCCGTTCATTTCCAAA